GTAATTTGGCTGCTAAAATAGCAGACGGTGGTGGTCATAAAGACTCAGCAGGTGGTAGTTTGAATGATAATGTAATGACAATTTCAAAAATGTTAACACCAGTATGAACGACTCATTACAAAAATTAATTAAAAAATCAGACCCATTAAATCATATTTATGACAAAGAGTTCACCCACCTGTTTTTAAGCTTTTGTTCATATATTTGTATTATCAAAAATAAAAAAATGAACTTACCCAACATATTTTTATGGTTGTTACGAGAAGAGGAGTTAAGAAATGTATTTAAAATGATGTGTGATGTCGAGACTGATTATGATGTACTTAAATGTTTTTTAGAGTATGATCCGTCACTGCATAGATCGAAGTATATTCGAAATTTTTTACAAGACTCTGGTACATTAATTAATAAATGATTACACACTACGAACAAGCAATATATAATTGCTGGTTAAGTACTTCTAGAAAAAAACTGGACAAACCGTTCAAGATCCGTAAAGATTGGACCGGTTTTGAAGACCGAGCAGAATACATTTACATAAAAAAGCTTGCAAACATGTTAGGAAGATATGATAATATAAACATCAATGAGTATATTGAAGCACCATATCATGTGTACCCGGAAAAGATTGCATATCAATTGCAATTCTACACGACACTAAAAGCAATGACATGTTATAAAATACACTTAAAGAAAAAATATAACTTAACAGACAAACAATTCAAAGACAAAATAAAAAAAGTTGACAAATAAACACAAATACACTATAATAAAACTATGAGTACAATCACAAAAAACATGTTCGCGAGCATCAAAGACGCTCTAACTAAAGAAGGATCGAGCAACAAGACTGCTGACATTCTGAGGACCACGCCCGGTAATTCATATGAGGTACGCTTACTACCTAATATGGAGGATCCAAGCAAAACATTTTATCATTATTACAGTCATGGATGGACGAGTTTTTCCACCGGGCAGTATGTAACTGCAGTAAGCCCTACAACGTGGGGTGACAGAGATCCAATCGCGGAACACAGATTGAGAATCTTTAGAAGCGGTACTCCGGAAGAGAAATCTAAAGGTGAGGCAATTTACAGGAGTGAAAAGTGGCTAGTCAATGCATATGTTGTAAACGATCCTAATGATCCGGATAACAATGATACAGTAAAGATTTTACGGTTTGGTAAGCAACTGCATAAAATTATCATGGAAGCGATCACCGGAGAGGATAGTGAACAGTATGGAGAGCGTGTGTTTGACTTAAGTGATAACGGTGCAACATTTCGAGTACGTTGTGATAAACAAGGAGATTTTCCGACTTATGTCTCTAGTAAGTTTTTAATTCCAGGTGAAATCCCCGGAATGACAGACACTCGCATCAAAGAGGTGTATGATAGTTGCTTCGGTTTAGACGATACATTCCGAGTGAAGAGTTACGATGAACTCAAACAAATGTTAGACGAACATTTTCATTGTATTGATCCTAATGAGATTGTGCCAACAGAATCTGTAAAGACAGTAACAACAGCAACACCAGATCCAGAGTTAGATGAAGAAGTTCCAATGGAATTCGACAGCAAAAAAGCACCGACAGAACAGTCTAATGAAGATACTGAAGATCCGTTGGAAGATGATAAGGTCAAAGCATTACTAGCAGGGTTGGATGATGACTGATACAGCTCCAAATCCGTACCAAAATCGGGATCATGATAATATGGATAAAAAGAAATCATTATCAGATGTAAAAGCAGTCGCCGCACTACTAGGTACAGTAACCGGTCAACTAAAAGACATAGATCAGAAACAGATCTCCGGTAATGAATTCACCAAGGCAAATAAAATGAATGCACAACAAGCATTAAAAGCCTTCGCGAAGGGATCACCAGGCGCTACCACTCCATCCACCACCACACCGGTTCACTCCACGGTACCTCCAGGTACCGTACCAGTGACATTACCAGAAGACTTTGACAAACCAACACCAGTTGAAAGCATGCAACAAGATCATCCAGAGATCGAGAATCGCTTGTCTCGGTTGGAGCGGCAAATGTCTATTTATAAGAAAACGTTTAAGTTTAAGCGTGGTATTAGCTATAATGTGAACACTGCAAGTATTAAAGGTACATTTAAAGACCCAGATGATATAGTGGATATTGTATTATCAGAGCTTGCAAAATCATCTAAAAGTATTACCATTAAACTTAATGATACAACTAAAAATAAATAATCGCCCGGAGTTCATTAACAACTTCTTGTCACCTATCAGTAAGCTTACTGAAAATACTGTAATTAAAGTACGTAACAATGAGATAACATCATTAAGTTCTAGCAGCGACGGGACCTTAATAGTTAATTGTAGTTTCAAGCAATCGAACGAAGTTAATGAGACTGTGTTTTTAAACATTCCGGACATAAACAAGTTTATTAAAGTTTTGGGCTGTGTCGAAGATTCTGACATAACCGTAGAGTTTAACAACAACCACCTCCG